GGTGGATGAGGTCCCGGAGCCAGAGGAACTTCCCGAGGGTCCGCTCCGGGTAGGCCCGTCGGTCCGCGACCATGAGCCCGATGTTGCGGGCGAACTTCTTCCGCCGGACCTCCTCGACCAGGTACCCGTCGTGCGCGATGTCCAGGTCGCTCAGGAGGAGGCAGGGCGTCACGCTGTGGTTGATCGCGGTCTCCGGGTGCTCGTGGATCTTCCCGAAGAAGCGGATCCCGAGCCCGTTCCGGAAGACCCGGATCGGCAGATCCGGCTTGAAGGCGTTCGGGGGCACGGCCGAGAAGTGGTGCTGCCGGACGCCGTAGCCGTTGTAGCAGTTCCGCCGGAGGTACTTCGCCAGGTTGTTGGGGCGGAGGAGCTCCTCGTCCGTGTCCAGCCACAGGATCCAGTCGCAGCCGGCCGCCTGGACAGAGGTGTTGCGCGGGCCCTCGAAGCCGAAAGGCTCATGGGCGACCTCCGCGAAGTGCTCGGAGGGCATGGCCTTGCCGCAGGGCAGGCACCAGTGGGGCGGCCGCTCCTCCAGGATCTTCGCGCCGAAGGCCCGGGCGAGCTCGATCGTCCGATCCGTAGACCCCTGATCCACCACGATAATCTCGTCGGCCAGTTCCCGGACGCTCTGGAGCGCCCGGATGAAGAGGGCCTCCGAGTTGAAGGTGATGAAGCAGGCCGAGAGGGTCTGCCGCTTCAGGGACGGCTTCGCCGCGGGGAGCGCCGGCGTCCAGGCGTGGAGGGCCTCCAACCATTCGGGCCGCCAGTGCCGGCGGTGGATCTCCGCCCAGGAGAGGGCCGCCTCGGGGTCGGCGAGCATGGCCTCGCGCTGGGCGTGCTGGCCCTCCTCGTCCAGGAGGGTGGCGGTCAGGCAGTCGACGTAGACCGCGTGGTCCCCGGCCCGCACGCCGTGGCGGACGGTGTCCCGGAGGGCCATGGTCGGGACGACGACCGGGATCGCCCCGAGGCGCTGCGCCTTCACGGCCACCAGGCAGAAGCGCTCCCCCCCGGTGCAGGGGTACGCCCAGACGGCCGCCTCGAGGTAGGGCGTGGGGTCGTCCGGGAGGCCCCCCGGCCGCAGCGTGATCCCGGGCTGGGCGAGCCGCTGGAGGAGGTCCCCCTTCCACCGGGCCGCCTCGAGGTTCCCCGCGGTGATCTGGTCGAAGAGCCACCAGTCGTGCCAGACGTGCAGCTCGGCGTCCGGGACCCGCTCCCGGATCTCCGCCCAGTGGTCCAGGAGGAAGGCCAGGCCGCGGTCCGGGGAGCTCGCGTAGACCATCCGGTGCGGCGGCCGCCAGGGGTCCCGCGTGGCCGCCAGGATCCCGTCCGGGACGCCGAAGGGGACCGTGGCCACCTTCTCCTCCTGCAACCCGGGGTTGAGTTTCCTCAACTCGTGGTTGTGCCAGGGGGAGATGGCCATGATCCGGTGGATCCGCTCGAGGCGGGTCGGCGTGAGGTCCTCGGGGCCGTTCGGGTCGGCCGTCCAGTAGAGCACCCGCCGGGCCGCGATCGGGCGGTCCAGGGCCTGGGGCCACTTGACCACCACCACGACGTCCCGGGGCTCGTCCGGCCGGAAGGCCGCGTGGGGGAGGTACCGGACCGGGCCGGGGGGGGCCGGGGCCCCCTCGGGGGGGTTGTGGAAGACCTCGACCTCATGCCCGGCCCCGGCCAGGGTCCGGGCCAGCTCAATGACTCCCTCCTCGCTCCCCCGGAAGGTCCGGGGATCCTCGGGGGTCCAGCCGGTCCCGACCGGGTTCACGACGAAGGCCGTCCGGGGGCGCCGGTAGCACAGGACCCGCTCCCGGTGGGCGCCGGCGTCCAGGATCTCGTGGCCGTCCACCGCCCGCTCCCCCAGGAGACCCAGGACGTCCTCCTCGGCCAGACAGCGGAGGTGCTCCCGGGCCTCATGGGCGTTCCCCTCATGGGGCACCGGGCTGGCTGGGGTGGTCAGGTAGACGCGGCCGCCTGGCGCCAGGTGGCGCTCGGCCGCGGCCAGCGCGGCACTGGGATCCAGGACGTGCTCCAGAACTTCCATCAGGAGCACCGCGTCAAAGACCTCCCCGATCCCGAAGTCCTCCAGGAGGCTCGACACGAAGGCCGCCTGGATCCCCAGGGTCTCCGCGCTCCTGGCGGCGTGGGCCATGGCCTCCCGGTCCACGTCCACGCCCATGCCGGTGGCCCCGAAGGCGTGGCAGAGGTTCAGGAGGGCGAACCCGTCGAAGCAGCCCAGGTCCAGGATCCGGGCCGGGGGCTTGGCCGCCATCCAGGTCCGGATCCTGGCCAGCCGCGGGATCTGCTCGTGCCGCCGGGGGATCGCCTCGGCGGGGAGGTGGACCCGGCGGTGACCCTGGTAGAAGGCTCTGTAGGCCTCCGGGCTGGCGGTGTGGGCCAGCCAGTCCTCCAGCTCCAGCTCCAGGCCCTCCAGGCCGGGGAGGGAGGGTTCCGTGGCCCTGAGCCCCGCCAGGGCCGTCCTGGCGGCCAGTGGCTGGTCGGCCCAAAGGAGGGCCCGGATCTCGGCAAGCCTGGGATCCTGGAGGGTCTCGGGGAGGTAGGAGTGAACCAGCGTGTGTGGATCAGGCATGCGCCAGCGCCTCCTCCTTGACCAGGCCCCCCACCAGGGCCTCCCATTCCGCCGCCACCCCATCCCAGTCCAGGGCCTTGGCGGCTTCCATGCCGGCCCGGGACGCCGCCGCCCAGGCCTCCGGGTCCCGGAGCAGGCGCAGGCAGGCTCGCACGAAGACCTCCTGGTAGTACGGGCTCCGGGCGCCCTTCTGCGGATCGAAGAGCTCCATCCCTGGCATCCGCCAGGAGCCGTCCGCCTGGGCCACGGCGCCGCCCACGCCGAGCTCCTTGAGCGCCTTCCCGGGCTCAGACGGGTGGCCGACCAGGACGCCGGCCCCGGGGGAGACGGTCTCCGTCAGGGCCGCCAGGTCCGAGGCGACAATCGGGAGGCCGACCGCCATGCACTCCATCGCCGTGATGCAGCTGATCTCCTCGAAGTCCGTCGGGTAGATGTAGAGGGCGGCGGTCTTGTAGAGCTTGTAGAGGTCCTGCTTGCTCAACGGCCCCAGGTGCCGCACCCGGCCGGCGAAACGGTCGATCAGGCGCTGGCACTTGTCGTAGAGGGGCCGGAGGAAGTCCGGGTAGTTGGCGTAGCCCGCGAGGTACAGGCGCAGTTCCGGGTCCTCCCGCAGGAGCCGCGGGAAGGTGTCCTCGAGCAGGATGTCCATCCCCCGCTCGGGGCGCGCGGTGAAGACCAGCGCCTTCATGTCCCGGGTGCCCTCCGGCGGCCCGGGCGCCGCCTCGAGCATCCGGAGGTCGATCCCGTTCCGGGTCACGTGGAGGGCGCTGTCCGGCAAGCCGTAGACGTTCTGGTACTGGCGCTTCATGAACTGAGAGAGGACCATGACCCGGTCACACGCCCAGAGGATCCCCCGCATGGGGTCGGCCGTGCGCTTCAGTGCCAGGTCGTGGACCCAGAGGAGCCGGACCGGGGCGGCGATCGGGAGGGTCAGCGGATGGGGGACGCGCTGGACGACCGCGACGTCGTGGGTGACATTGGTGGTCCACTCGATGTAGTGCTGGATCCCGTGGTACCGGACCCCGTCGTAGGCGGCCTCCTTGTCCGTCCGGCAGAAGAGGTGGACCTCGTGGCCCCGGGCGACCAGCGCCCGAGCCAGGTGGAGCCCAGCGGTCTCGGATCCGCCGAGGGACTTCAGCTCGGGGGCGGCGCCGTCGAAACTCATGCCATCTACGAAAAATGTCCAGCGTAGGCGCTCAGGGTTCACGCGATGTTTTTGGCGGCCACAAGGGCACTTCTTTCCCGCTCGTGCGGGCATTCGCCGTAGAAGCCGATCGCCATGTTGCAGTTGTGGCAGAGCACTCGGAAGATCGGGGGGAAGCCGTTCCGAATCGCCCAGCGGTAAGCCCTGGCTCCGCCACGGCCCACTCCAGACGAGCGCCGATGCTCATTGCCGTTCCCGTCGATATGGTCAAGGGCGAGGAATTCGAGCCGATCTTCGCCGCAGCATCGGCACGCGGGGGCGCCGCCGGAGTAATGGCTTAGGACGCGAAGCCTCATCCGTTGATAGGTCGCCGGGCCGTAAACCTCCCGGGTCATCTGCGCCGTGCAGTCCTTGCACCAAGAGTAGCGCCCGTCCCTGGATCGCGTGACCGGCACCGGGTAGAAGTCGCCCATCGGTTTCTCGGTCTTGCAATGGGCGCATCTCTTCATCGCACCCTTGCCTCCTCCCATCCCCCCAGGTCCCGGTCCTTGAAGGCCATGTAGGCCTCCCGGGGCAGTTCCGGGTGCCGGGCCAGGACCGCGGGGCTGTCCCGCCACTTCTCGCGGAATCGGGCCCCGTCGCGCAGCTCGACCTCCGTGTCCTGCCCGGCGTCCCCGTCGGCCCGCCGGCTCTGCTTGTCCAGGTGGCACGTCCGGATCCCCTTGACCACCGCGGGCTCCAGCAGGGGATCCCCGGCGGCCGCGATCCGGAGGCGCTCCACGTAGTCCGTGTCCCCAAAGCAGACGTAGAAGCGCGGGTCGAACCATCCGACCGCCTCCCGCAGCCGCGGCCAGTCCATCAGCCAGCAGCTCCCGTTGTACCCGGTCTCGAGGGAGACGGGCGTCGCGCCCTGCGTGGCCAGCGCCGCGACCTGGCCGAGCCCGGTGACGGTCTCCGGGCCGAGGAAGGCCATCCGGGTCCGCCGCTGCACCTCCACGAGGAGGGGCAGGACCGCGACCCCGAGGAGGACGTCCGCGGTGAGCACCAGGACCAGCTCGGATCGGCTCAGGGCCAGGCCCCGGTTCACCGAGCACCAGACCCCGACGTTCCGGTCGTGCCGGATCACCTGGTGGCGGGGCATCTGCTGGGCGACCGCGAGAATCTCCGGGATGCGCGGGTCGGTCGAGCGGTTGTCCAGGAGCACGGTCGACGCCACGAGCTTGTCTCGGCAGCCGAAGGCCCAGTAATGGGCCAAGCAGAGCCAGAGACTCTCTGGGGCGTTCCGCGTCGGGATCAGGACGTCGATCATCATCCACGCTTCCTTCTGCGCGTTCCCCACGACCACAGGTTCCGCAGCCACCACCGGCGGTACGAGAAGGCGTGCCATTCTGCGGCGTGGCCGAAGGCTTGGCAGCGGTCGCACCAGATGGTCACGGCCTCACCCCCTCCAGCGGTGGTCGCAGTCCAAGCACTCCAGGTCGATCAGCTCGGTCCGGAGGGAGACCCCAGGAAGGACGCTGCGCCTGTTGTCCTCCCGGGCGACGCTCACCATCAGGTTCAGGCTCGCGTCAAGCTCGCGCTCGTCCACCACGAACACCGTCACGTGGTCCCCCCCGCAGCGCGGGCAGGACTCCCACCTCACGACGCGCCCACCACCTGGGCGACTTTTCCCAGCCGCTCCGGATCCGGTGGCTCGTGCCGGTACTCGAGCGTCGGGTGCTCCCGCCGCCAGAGGAGTTCTGCAGCCGGCTTGAGCAGCTCCGGGGGCATGACCATCTCCGCCATGTCCCCATAGTCCTGCAGGAGGATCGCCGCTTCCCGGACCCGCTGGGCCGTGAAGACGCCCTCGTCGTAGTAGGCGTTCCCCTCCCCCCAGCGGTCCCGGTCCTTCTGCTGCCAGGGCGGCTTGTCGTCCCGGAGGAAGGGTTCCTTGCTGTGCCGGACCGTGGCGCCCCCGCAGAGTACCAGCCGGTACCCGGCCGCCCGGCACTGGAGGCACATGGCCAGGTCGTCCAGGAAGGTGATCCGCGGGTCGCACCGGGGTTCCCACGCGAGGTTGTAGAGCATGCAGAACCCGAAGAGGTTCGGGGCCTCGATGATCCGGCCCTTCGCCTGGGGGTTTAGGATGGTCGCCCCGTCCTTGCTCTCCAGTGGGTTCACGATCCCGGCCCCGTCCACATGGAGGGCGGTGTTGACCAGCGCCTTCAGCCACCCCGCCTGGATGATTTCCGTGTCATCCTCCAGGACGCAGCAGAAGGGGGCGTTCCGCAAGCGGGCGGACACGAAGAGGCGCTGACGCTTCTCGGTCTTGGTGAATTCCTCCCCGATCTCGAACTGCATCACGGCCGGGATCCCCGGGTCCACCTTGGTGAGCGACTCGACCAGGCGCTTCAGGAGGGGGTTCCGGTCGGGGCCGTGCCGGGAGACCGCGCCGACGAGGACGTGCATCAGAAGACCTCCGTGAGGACGCTCTCGGCCGGGATCTCCATGGTGGCGAAGAGCGCGACCTCGATCGCGGTGATCAGCCGGGCGGCGTCCCCGGGCGGGCAATGGACCGTGAAGTGCGAACTGCCGAGCAGGCGGAAGCCCTTCCGGCCCTCGAAGGGCGGGTTGTCGTGCCGGACGACGACGGCGTGCGGCTTCGCGTAGCGGATGTCGGCGGGCCCGTCGCAGAAGAGGAGATCGGCGAGGTCGCCCTCGAGCGCGGGGCCGAGCTCGGAGGCCTCGCCGCGCCAGTAGTGGAGATTCGACAACTCCATCCGCTCCGAAAGCGATAGGACCGCCGCCCAGCCGGCGTCTTTCGTCCCCCCCTCACTGTAATCGTCGATCGAGTAGACCGCGGCCTCGGGTGCCCCGCCGGCGAGCCAGAGCGCGGAGTACCCGGTCCCCGAATACATCTCCACGATCACCTCGGGCCGGAGCTCGCGCGCGAGCGCGTAGAGGGCCACGCCCTCGGCCTTGAAGATGGAGATCGGCGACCCGAAGCCGGGGACCACGTAGCGGGGGCCCATCCAGGGCTGCCGCCCGGGGAGCTCCCGGGGATGCTCCTCCCGCGCCACGAGGATCCCCTCCACGGCCCTGTCCACCCGCTCCATGAAGGCCAGGAGGTCCTTCACACTCGCTCCACAGCCCACGGCGCCCGGATCGCGCCCTCCTGGACCGCCGTCAACATGCCGCCGAAGGCCTCGACGTCCTCCGGCGTCCCGAGACCGTAGAAGCACTCGGCCTCGACGGCCTTGACCTTCGCCTGGTACCGCTCGATCAGCTCGTTGTAGCTGGGTGCCAGGTAGAACTCCCCCTTCGTCCGGTGGTTCTGGGCGATCAGGATGCAGCAGGCGTCCACCAGGTCCTGGGCGCGCCGCCACCAGTAAAAGCCGACGGTGGCCTGGTTGGAGATCGCCTGCTTCTCCCGGACCTCAGTCACCCATCCATCCACCTCGCGGACGTAGCTCCAGCGCTCCCCCTCGCCGCGGAAGGTGAGGATGTACCCGTCCCACCGCTCCGCGAGCGCCTGCTCCTGCAGCGCCTCCAGGTCCGCCTGGAACCACTGATCGGCGTTCATCACGGCCACGGGCTCCTCCGGCGGGAGGGCAAGCGCTACGGCCAGCACGGTGCAGGCCGCTCCCTGGGTCGGCCCCGGGAGGAAGCTGAAGCGCGCGGTGCCCGGCCGCGGGAAGAAGCGCTCGACCAGAAGCCGGTGCTCGTCCAGCGCCACGGGATGGATCTGCCACCAAGGAGGGACCGGCTCCAGCGCCCACTCGATCATGGACTTGCCGCCGATCCGGATGAACGGCTTCGGGGTCGTGTAGCCCGCCTCGCGGAAGCGTTTGCCAGCGCCGGCCATGGGGATGATCAGGTGCATTCAGGCTCCCCTCCCTGCGGGCAGCCCCTCCATGATGGCCGGCAGGAGGGCCCGCGTGACCTCCCACGGCCCGGTCACGGCGATCAGCCGGCACCCCGCGGCGAGCGCCGCCTGCTGCCCCGGGGGCGAGTCCTCCACGACGGTCATCAGGAGCGGGTCCACCCCCAGGCGCGCCGCCGCCACCTGGTAGATCTCCGGGTGGGGCTTCGGCCGTCGGACGTCCTCGTTCGAGAGGACGAACTCCACGAAGGGGAAGATGCCCGCCAGGTCCACCATCAGCTCCACGCTCTGCCGGACCGCGTTGCTGCAGACGCACATCCGGACCCCGGCCCCTTTCAGGCCCCGGAGGAGCGCCACCTTCTCCGGGTCGGGCTTGCAGGCCCCGAGGATCGCCTCCAGGGTGAACCGCTGCTTTTCGGCCGCAATCCCGGGCACGTCCTCCTCCCGGATCCGCCGGGCCTTCACCAGCGCGGCCAGCTTCACCCGGGTCGGGAGGCCCTTCGCCCAGGCCACGTGCTCCTCCATGCTGATCGTGGTCCCCCGCGGCTGCAGGGCCCGGTTCAGCGCGATCCGGTGGGGGGCGTCCATGTCCACCAGCACCCCGTCCAGGTCCCATGCGAGGTGCTGGGTCACTTCACGACTCCCCCTCGAGGGGCGGCCTCCGCGCCTTGATGGCCCGCACCACGTCCCGATCCGTGGGCGCGGTCTTCCCCGCGGGGGCGTGCTCGCATGGCCAGCAGAACCTCCCGCGGTTCGCCTCTCGCAGCCGGCATCCGCAGCGGTCGCACCGTCCAGGGATCCTGGGCGGCGGCGGCGGCTGCTTCGGAGCCGGCCCCGGCGTCGTCCGCCGGGACTTCAGGGGCGTGTCGATCGGCCGGTCGAGGCGCGCCCGCTGGTAGTGTCCCGAACAGAGGCCCGTCAGGTACTGCTTGCGCGGGCATCCACCCGGGACTGGGGCCTTGCACGGCTTCACCCTCGCCGCTCACGGGCCCGGCCGCCGGCGTGCGTGGACCCACAGCCACCCATCCGGCCGCCCGCGCTCGCGCCGATCCCAGGACACTGCCGTCGTATCCATCTCCGTCCGCCAGACCTTCTGCTGGGCGAAGCCGACCAGGGGGAGGTAGGCCCCGATCTCTTCCTCATTGCAGACGACGTCCCCCGGCCCGGCGTAGGAGCTCGGGTCCCCCCGTTCGAACCATCGGACGTGCTTCCCTGAGTCGTCCGCGTTCAGTTGGACCAGCAGCCGGCCTTCCGGCCGGAGCACCCGGGCGAACTCCTGGAAGTAGCGGTGCCGGACGGGGAAGAACTGGAGGTGCTGCAGGGCGATCGTGGAGACCACCGCGTCGAAGGACTCGGGCGGGAAGGGCAGGCTTCCGTCGCCGGGGATGGCCACGAAGGTCGCCCCCGGCACGATCTGGGTCGCCCGGGCCAGGGCGATCCGGCTCACGTCCACCCCGACAACGTGCCCAGCCTTCCCGATGTCGGAGTCCACGGTATGCAGGGCGAGTGCTGTGATCCGGCCGATACCGCAGGCGAAGTCGAGCACTCGGTCCCCGAACCTAAGCTCGTGGAGGGCCGGCTGGACCACCAGGTGGTGGAGCGCCATTTGTCCCGGCAAGTTCCCGACTAGGTTCTCCGTCGGGATGGCCTCGCAGTACTCCCGGCAGGCGCGTGCGTAGCCCTGGATCTCCGCGTCGGTCGTCCTGGCGAGCAGGTCCACCTGGTCGGCGGTCACGGCCATAGCGTTCCGGGCCATCATCCTCTCGGCCACCTCCTCCAGCCTCATGGGCGCCTCGTCCACCAGAGCTGGTCGGGGCCCAGTTCCGGCATGGGCCAGCGGAGCGCGGTCAGCACCGCCCCCACGGCCTCCTGGACCTCCCCGATGCCCCAGTTGTGCCCGCAGAGGATCCCCCGGGGCTTCACGATGGCGTGCCAGGCGGCCACGTCGGCGGCCACGGCCGCCCGGGAATGGTCGGCGTCCAGGAAGACCAGATCGGCCGAGAGCTCGGCCATCGCCTGGGCCGCCTCGAGGCTACGCCCCTGGACGGCCACGATCCGACCACCCAGGGCTATGGTCGCCCGGGCCACCTGGTGGGCGTAGCAGTCGAGGGTCCCCTCCCGCTTCCCCCCGATCCGGCCCAGCTGGCCCCCCTCCTGGACCCAGCGGTCGCTGGCCCGGAAGGTGTCCACGGCCAGGACGGTCGGCCCGGCCATGGCCATGGCGCACGCGGTCCACCCGCACCAGGCCCCGACGTCCACGCAGAGCCCCGTGTCGCTGATCTCCAGCGCCCGGGCGTGCAGCCAGGCTGCGGTCTCCGACCCGCTCAACCGGCGCTCCTCCGGGAAGAGGGCCTGGAGGAGTTCCAGAGCGGTCGCTTGGGCCGGCTGGATCATGGCCCCCACCATGGGTCCACGGGTTCCAGGGCGCCGCCGCCCTGCAGGGCCTCCAGGAGGTGCGGGAAGTCGGTGCAGATCCCGTCGGCTTCCCCCCACGCCTTCCAGAGCCCCAGGTCCAGGGGCCGCCCGTGTAGCTCCGGGCTCACCACGTAGGCGGACTTTCCGGCGGCGTGGACGGTCCGGATCGTGTCGGCCGTGACCCAGTCCCGCTCGAAGGCGTCCAGCCAGACGCCCTGGCCGATCGCGGACAGGGCGAGGTACAGGGGCTCGTCCTCCCGGTCAGAGGCCCGCGTCATGATCCCGGGGCACTCGATATTCACCATGTACTTGCCCGTGTCCATCGGCCCGCAGTCGGTCCCCTCGAGCATCAGCTCATGATCGAAAACGACGGAACGGTCAGCCATCCCGTGCCTCCGAATGAACTCCACGAGAGGTTCTGCTGCGCTGACAATCTTCAGGTTCCACGCCAGGAGGGGCGCCGTGAAGAGCGAGGTCATCTCCGCGCTCAGGAGCAGGGTCGGGTCCCCTGGTTCGTGCTGGATCACGAGGTCCTTGCCTCCCCAGAGGCGGATGTCGAGCTCGATCCCGTAGCCCGCCTTCACCGCGGCCCAGAAGGCGTTCGAGTTGTTCTGGTGCTTCGTCTCCGGCCACCAGAGCCCGCGGTGCGCGATCGGGAGCGGAGACATGCGGTTTCCTCTTAGCGTCTGCCGGGCCCACGGGCGGGACCGTAGGCCGGGACCACCCGCGGGGGATCCGGCAGACCCTGCTGGCCCGGCGGGCAGACCTGAAGGCCAGGGCACCCCGGCGGACCGGCAGGCTTGTTGGCTTGCGAACTGGCTAGTCGGTTAGCTAACTAGCCCGTGGTCACCGACGCAAGAATCGTGGCGAGCTTGTTCGACACGATCTTTTCGTCCTGGTAGTACCCGACCTCCATCATCTCGCCCTTGAGCACCTTGTCGTACCCGAGGTCCTCCACGGCCATGTCCGGGATCCCCGGCCGGCGCCACCGGAAGGAGTAGCCGTAGGCCGGCGTTTCCTTCGACGCCCGCTCCGGGGAGTAGTACACGAGCACGTGCGGCCCCCAGATGTCCGCCAGGGTCATGGAGAGCCCCTCGGCGGCGGTGTTCCGCATGACCCCGCCGATGTCGACGGAGCTGAAGTCGAAGAGCTGACCGACCTGGGGCAAGGTCACTAAGCCGGCTCCGGCCCCTCCACCGGCGGCCGGGAAGAGGAGCGTTCTGACGTTCGCGTTCCGGCGGAAGTCCTTCCACGCCTTCCAGCCGAAGACTGCCCGGTTCGGCCGGTACCCGGTGACGTCGCGCACCCGCTCGATCGCCAGGTCGATGTCCTTGATCGGGTCGGCGTTGGTCCGGTCATTCCAGGTGCTGCTCACCAGCGCGAAGGTGTTCACGTTGCTGGTGTTGACCACGATCCCCGCCACCCGGTTCTCCCAGTCCAGGTTGAGCAGGTCCTTCAGGAAGCGGGACTTGTTCTCCCGCAGGGCCAGCACCTCGTCCGCGTTCACCGCGTCCTCGAGGCTGACCCCGGTGGCCAGCGCGTAGTTGCGGCAGAAGAAGGTCGCGCTGGCGACGTTCAGGTCCACCCGCTTGGCGGCGGTCAGCGGGGCGCGAACCGTGTTCGGGATCCGCCAGAGGTCTCCCTGCGTGAACTCGAAGTACAGATCGGACTGCTTCCCGACCGGCACCTCCGGGAAGATCCGGTCGGCGATGAACCCGCCGGGCCGGTAGTTGATCAGGATGTTGCTGAGCGGGCCGTCGATGTGCAGGTCCCGCCCCGTCGCGTCGTACCGGCGCAGCTCGGTGATCGAGCCGTCCGGGTTCACGAGCTTCACGACTCGCATCGCTCAGGTCCCTTATCGGCACTCGGCCAGACGGCGGTTCAGGCGCTCGCCACCATCGTCGGGTGCGGGAAGGCGTGGATCGTGGCGATCCCGCCGGATCCCACGGTCACCAGGCTCTGGGCCACCAGCTTGGTGAGCGAGCCCTGGTTCGTCCACAGGGAGGCGTTGAACGTCCCCTTGTTCCCCTTGATGAAGAACCCCGACTGCACCGTCAGGTAGTCCCCCGGGGCGACGGCGTTGCCCACACGGCCCTTGGTCACCCCGTGGAACGTGAGGGTGCAGTGGTCGTCGAGCTTGTGCTTTCCCTCCACCACGCCGATGTAGTTGTCGCCGGCGACGTTCGCCAGCACGACCTCGCCGTTGGCGTCAATCGCCACCGGCGCGTACTGGGCCGCACTCAGGTCGGCGCCAGCCACCAGCGCGTGGGGCAGGGCGATGATCCCCTTCTCGGCCATGTCTGGGTCCTATGGCGCCACTTCGGGCAGTATCAGACGGTCGGGCTGAGCGCCTAGCGCCCCGCCAGTGCGTACCGCTCCTTGAGGTCCTGATCGGCGGCCATGATCGCCTCGAACGCCGCCTTGTACTCCATCTTCGTCGGGCCGCCGTGTTCGTTCTGGTACTTGACCACCTTCCGGTGGACGTCCGCCTTGATGTCCGCGGTGTCCTCGGCGCCCTCCGCGTGTCCGCTGCCCTCGCCGCGGGTGAGTTCCTTCTCCACGAACTGCCCCTGCACCGGCAGCTTCCCGTAGAACGCCATGCGGGCCTCGAGCTGCGTCTGCTTGATGTCCTTCCCCTCGAGCTGGAAGGTGATCACCTTGGCGTCGTCGCAGTGCTCGAGGTCTCGGGTTACCTCCCCGGCCATCGCCGGGACGATCCGCTTCTGGCGGACCAGGTCCGCCACGAACGTCTTGATCCGGTCGCTCCTGCGGTCCGCCCGGATCTTCCGGTTCTCTTCCTGGAGTTCGGTGAGCTGCTGCTTGAGGGCTGGCAGCTCCATCGTGAGGGCGGACTCGTTGGCGCGCTGGCTGGTGAGCTTGGTCTCCAGCTCCGTGACCTTGGCCTTCAACTCCGCGATCTCCTTGTCCTTGGGCTCCATCTCACGTGCCCCTTCACCCACTGGGGGATGGGCAGCGCCGGCGGCGCCGGCCGTTTTGCCATGGGCCTTCGCCCCCTGGCCTTCCGATTCCTTGCTCTCCAGGTACCCGTTGTCGAAGCACCACGTCTTCAGCGAGTTGCACATCGCCCCAGGCTCGTCGGCCGCCTGCCCGACACTCGACTCCATGCACCGGGTCCGGAACCCCTCCCCCGGGCTGAACTTCGTGCAGAGCCCCTCGCTGAAGCCGGCGTAGAGCTTGGTCGCCGGGTCGTAGGTGACCTTCAGGGCCCGGATCCCCGCGAAGGCCATCTTCTCCGCGCACGCCGGGCAGGCGCGGGCCACCGCCTCCCGGCTCATCCAGAGCACGAGCCGCTCGTCCTGGCCGTAGCCCCCCTTCTTGGCCTTGATCGCCGCCTCCTGGGCCTGGGCCTCGCCCTCGGTCGGGTGGCAGCCCAGGGTCTCCCCGCTCCCCTGGGCGATCAGGCACCACTTGTCGCCACGCTTCTCGATCGTGTAAGTCCGTGGCGCCTTCTTCTTCTTGCCGCGGGCCGCCTCCGCCTCGCCCTCCTCGACGCCGCCCGGGAAGAGATACGCCTCCCGCGCCTCGTACAGGTCGCAGATGCCTTCAGCCGCGATCTCCCCGTGGACCAGGGTGCAGGCCCCGACGGCCCCGAGCTCGGCGTTGCCCAGGTAGAAGCGGCAGGTCCCGCACCGCTCGAGGGTGCCGTCCGAGAGCCGGTAGGCGACGTCCTCCTTGCGCTTCAGCTGCAGGCCGCCCCAAGCCTCGCCCATGTAGGTGCGGAACTCGTGGCCTGCCTCGTCCTTGCCCTTCGCCTCGAGGCCGAGCTTCTTGTAGAGCGCCTCGATCCCGGCCAGGTCCGTGACGGCCGGGATCTCGGCCCCCAGGAGCGAGACCGCCTTGAGCACCCGGGGGAAAACGTCCTTGCCCTTCTGGAAGTTCCAATAAATCTCGGCGCTCACCCGGCGGTAGGCGCCCTTCTTGATGAGGTCGGCCAGCCGCTTGGGCACCTCCATGAAGTCGGCCAGGAGCTTCTTCCCTTGGACCCGGAGGTTCCGCACCCACCCGAAGGCCGGCATCCCCTCCTTCTTCAGGAGCGCGGCCGTGTCGTCGTCCTCCATGTGCCCGAGCTTGAGCGGCGCCTCGAAGCCGACCTTGTCGGCGGCGCCGACCATCTGCTCGAGGTCGGCCACGTCGTAGGTGTCGCCGTTGTGGACGCCGGTGGCGAACACCTCGATCCCCAGGATCTCGACGGTCTCCTTCGCCTTGTAGAGCCTGACCTTCCCCGCCGCCGCGTTCCCCATCGTCGAACCCCCGCGACTAGCGCATGAACTCGAGCAGCTCCTCGACCGTCGTGCAGACCTTGACCTGGTCTCCCCGGCTGGCCACTGCCCGCATCTCGAAGGCCTCGTGGGGGCAGAAGGTCAGCCGGTATGTGTCGTCGTAGGTGGTCCCGCAGGCCTCGCAGATGACCGTCATAGCTTCCCCGTGATGTCCTCCGCCATGCGGATCCCGCACTGGGTACAGAACGGCGGGCCGTTCAGCGCGACGTCCTCGACACGGATTTCCCGGGTAATCCCCGGGTGGCCGTAGCACATGTAGACCTTCTTCTTCGGGGGCGCCGGCGCTTCGGTCCGGGTGACCTCCACCTGGACGGCATCGCCCACGGGGACCGCTGATCCTGCCGTGTTTTGGGCCGGCGCCACCACACTCCCGCTCTGGGGCGGGCTTCCCTGGTCCGTCTCCGCTGGCTGGTACCCCCCCTTCGGCCGTACCCCCCGTCCCTCTCTGCGTGGGCTGCCCATGGTTCCCCTCCTCCCTACCCCGATCCCTTCGGATCCTGATCCCCCCGTTCCACGGCTCTGTGGGCCTCCACCATCGCCTGCATCGTCCGCGTGAAGTGCCCGGCCTGGGCGACCACCTGCTCGGCCTCCTGGCGCGCGCGCTCCTCCGCGACCCCCAGGTGGAGGATCCGGTCGAGCCGCTCCCGGTAGGCGTCGTCCGGCGCCAGCATCTCCACCCCCAGGATGTCCCGGTGCCGGAGGACCTCAATGTGGGGCGCCCGAACCGCGCGGGGCCCGCCCGGGCTCACCCACGGCCCCTGGTGGGAGAAGACCCCGCCGCTGCCAAAGGCCCATGGGATCACGAACTGCCGGAGGAAGGTCGCGGCCTCGTCCTCCCTCGGCACGAAGCAGATCGGCGTGCGCCGCCCGTAGATGCTGATGTAGAGCACGAATCGGCCGGCCGCCAGCGCGCCCGCCTCGGTCTGCGCCCGCCGACGTCGATCTTTCCAGGCCCACCACCGCTCTTGGATCGTCATGGGGCCTCCTTACGGACACTGGCACGGAGGCGGAGGCGCTGGCGCAGGCGGTGGCGCGCATGATTGGCAAATCTGGTCGGGCGCGATCGTGATGGCGTCGAGGTAGAGGGTCATGTTCCGGTCCGCGACCGTGCCCGGCGCGGTGTAGACGCCGCCCCACATCGTGTCCACCTTCACGGAGAGGTCGGTGCGAAACGCGAAGTTGCCCCGGTTGAAGATCAGGGCGTTGTTGAGCCACCCTTGGACGATCCCGTTCGCCTGCCCCGGTGTGTTCAGCTTCACCCGGAACTCGAAGGCGTACCACTGGTTTCGCTGCAGCGCGTAGCCCCAGGGGATGAGTTCCCCGCCCGGGTTGCCGAGATGGTGGATGCGGAAACCGACCCCCGCGGAGGAGTTGCTATACATATACACGGCCCATCCCTGGCCGGCGTAGCCTGGTAGGCTTGCGAGATAATCGCGCGCCGGGCTGCTCGTCCAGGAGTTGTCGAACCAGGCGTAGAAGCGAAGCCAGGCCTCGTCGGGCGGGGCGTAGCCCTTGGCGGCGAACCTCCAGATGACGGCCGCACCATCGTCTTCGCCGAGCGGTACCCGAACCTGGAGCTGATGGCCCGAGTTCGGAATGTGCGTGGTGATCGTCATGTTCTCCGGATACTCGAACGACGTCCAGTTGGCCTGCCAGGCCGCCGATTCGAACCCCTCGTTGAGCAGGATCGTCGCCGCCTCGGCACGAATGGCAATCAGGAGCCCGAGGAAGATCAGCATTCTCATAGTGGCCCTGATGGTCATTGTCCGTCCCCCCTTTTCACTCCAGCCGCACCTTCCCGACCACATTGCCCTTGTCGTCCACGATCTGCAGGCTATAGACCACTGGGGCTGGGATTGGAGCGGGCTCCGGAGCTGGTTCCGGATCGGGCAACTAGCGCCATTAGAACTCCCCCGTCCGCCGGGCTCGCCCGGCCTTCTCCCATTTGGTCATGCAGGGCTCGCACAGGGCGATCCCGGACTTCTTCCCGACCCAGAGCTCCTCGGGTGCCACCAACGCCGGGCAGGCGCTGCAGGTCGCCGTCGGGCCCTCGACCGGCCGGTACTGGGCTGCCAGGCCTTCGTTCGGCCGTTCCCCCGCCAGCCGGATCGCCTCCAGGGCGCCATTCTCGCCGCCCGTGTAGCTCACCGCTGGTGGCCTCTCCCCCGCCGGCCAGGAGGAGCCTACGATCATCGGCCACAGGGAGCTCAGCGCCACCGGGACGACCCCGTCCACGCTCGGCGCCAGCGCCACGCCCACCAGGTAATTCGGCAGGATCCTGTAGCTCGGGGCGATCTCCCGGCAAATGGGGCAGTCCTCGGCCCGGTGCGGGAGCGCGATCTCCCGAATCACCGTGATTGGTTCCCCCATGTGGACTTGCATGGTCTCTCGGATAGCTTCCACCGGGCAGTGGTCTCCGAACCGATCCAGGGTGACGCGCTCCTGTGGCGGGTCCCCCATTCGCTCCAGCCGGCATGGGGCGTTGAAGTGGACCGGCTCGGGCCGCGGGACCAGGTTGCCGGACCGACCGGGGCCGGCGCGCTCCAGCCGCATCCCCCGGAAGGCCGCCCGGAGCGCCTCGAGCGAGACCAGCACGTTCGGGGTCACGGTCAGAACCCCTTCTGTTTCAGTTCCAGCGCCCGCCCGATCTGGCCCGCTGTGATGAAGGTCACGGGCCCCTCGTCCTTGGTCACCGGGATCAGGATCGAGCGGCAGTTGAAGTGGTTCGAGGGCGTCAGCGCGTTGGTGTCCTCGGTGTCCGGGCGGAGGATCTTCCCGTCCAGGAATTCGCACACCGGGGTCTGCCGCCCGTCGATGATCGCGCTGTAGAGGAACCCGATCACGAAGCCGGAGTCCACCTCCTCGTCCACTCCGTCCTTCAGGCCCTCGTTGTAGGCCTCGTTCACGTTCGTCCGGAGGATAGTCTCCAGCCGGTAGGGCTGGGCCTGCTCCTCCTTCCCCGGGGCGATCGCGGTAGGGTCCCCGAGGTACTCGTCGAACAGTTCCTTGAGCTCCCGGATGACGTCGGTGCTGGGCGTGCCGTTCTTGATCCCGTTGTAGAGGACGTTCCGCGCGCCGTTCAGCAGCCGGTCCTTGAGCACGCCCGTGATGTAGAACGCCTTCTGTTCGAAGAACGCCAGGGCCTTCTCGGGGGGCAGCCCGGGCACCAGGCGAACCTGCAGGCGCTTCTCCCGGAGCATCCTGCGGCTCTCGCGGTTCCCCAGGCGGTACCCCTCCCCCAGGATCTCCCGGGCCACGCGCTGCAGCTCCCCCTTGAACTTCAGGTCCAGGTTCCGCACCCAGGTGGGCGTCAGGTCCCCCGCCTCGAGGCGCTTGCCGACCACGCCCAGGAGGGCCTCCCGCATCCGCTCCAGGACCTCCATCAATCGGGCCTTCCCCTCCCCCTCGAGCTCGTCCTGGCGCTCCTCGAGCCGGGCGAGGTCGACCTTGCGCTCGTACTCGTTCGGCTCGCGGGTGCGGCTATGAACAGAGATGGCCAGGCTCTTCTGTGCCTGCTTTTGGTCCTCAATCTCCCCTGCCCCAGGATCCTTCAAGACAAGCAGATCGCCTTCGTCGTAGATGAACCGATCTTGCTTGCCCACGGCCATCCCCCTAGATAATCTCCGCCTCGTAGACCGTTATGACGTGCAGTCCGACCTTTACCCGATGGCGCTTAGTCGTCCGGAACCTTGCCCCGCGCTGGAGCAAAAGCTCGTTTTCGCTTTCGATTGCGCCGAACTTGCCGGCGATGTGTGCCGCCCGGTAACCCTTCGGAACCTTCAGCTCGAGTACCGCCCCCTTTCCTTCAGGCCCTTGAAGTCCCGTGAAGATGACGGCATTCCGAAAGCTGGTTGTTGTGCTCATGAACCCCTTATCTTGAAATTCCATGTCCGGCCTGAGTTTCAAGCTTTTGCTGATGCCGCGATAAACTGTTACAGCTTCTGGCAAGGATGCTTTGTCGAGCGCCTTTGTCAGTCGCTCGATTTCATCGTTGCTCGGCGTCTTTGTTGTTTTTTTGCCTCGTAGGTGCGCGTTGATATTTGCGTATCCGGCAGACGCATAGTGCGAGACGGCGTCCTTTTCGGTGGCGGTCAGATCCTCCGCCCATTTCTTGCCAGCTTTTTCAGCCGCAACTGATCCGCCCGTCTCCGTCCATTTTCCCCCCTCGTCCCGGGGCTGGTCCGGATCGAAGTATGCCCGGCTTCGGACCCGGCGGACGAACTTGCCGTGGGCGGGGGGCGCCAGGGTCGCCTTGGCCACGGCCGTTGGCTTCCCGTTCCCCTGGGCCGCGGCCGCGCCGGCGCCGTCCTCCTCCTCCTCCTCCTCCTCGTCCTCCGGCCCGGGCTCCCGCGGCCCAGGCTGGGGCAGCATCGCCTCGAGGCGGTCGCGCTCCGCCTGGATCTCCTCCTCGGTGCGCTCCGGGAAGTCGGTCATCTCCCGGATGTGGATCTCGTCCTGGGGCGTCGTGTCCACCACGCCGGCGGTCACGGCCTGGAGCCACATGGTGAAGAGGCGGTTCTCGTCCTCCTCCTGGAGGGGCTTGAACTCGAAGGTCGGGAGCGGCCGCGGGCCGTAGTTGGCGTGGACCAGGCGCCGGATCAGCTGCTGCTGGACGACCTGGCGGGCGACGTCCTGCTGGATGTCGGTGACCACGATCAGCAGCACGTCGAAGTGCTTCCGGGCCTGGGCGTAGGTCCCGACGTCGGGCTGGGCGGTCACCCCCAGCTGGGAGGGCATGAGGATCGCGCGGGCGATCCCCGTGTCGGCGGCCTTGATGAGGCGCTCGAGGACGTCCGCGCCCCGGCCCACCGCCTCCTTCAGGTCCACCTTGAAGCTGTCGGACATGGTCATGCTCGTGTTGGCCTGGATGTTCTCCAGCATGGTCCGGAAGGCCACGATGTCCGCCGCGATCGGGTGCCCGGCCGGGTAGGTCCCCGTGGCGATCGGGATGGCGAAGCGCTCGGCGTAGATCGCGCTCCACTTGATGAGGTTGTCCTTCAGCCACCACCACTCGTAGGTCTCCCGGAGGTCACTTTGGCCATACCAATTTCCGAACTCCCGCCGGTAGCCCCAGTGGAGGAACTTCTCCACCGGGTACTTGTTCTCGTCCTGGCGGATCCCGTCCGGGAGGAGGTTGTCGTGCGGGTCCACGTCGAACCAGAAGCGGTGGGGCTTCCGGGGCTTCAGGGTCCGGAGCCCCCACCAGCCGGCGTAGGGGGCCTCCTCGATCGTCCGCCAGATGATCTCCGTGATCGAGAAGCCGTAGTCGAGGGCCGTGAGGACCTGCTGGAGGTGGTCGTCCAGGTTGCCGTAGAGGGGCTCCATGTTCTCGAAGACGTACTCCAGGAACTCGACGACGTCCTCGCCCTCCGGGTCGTCGGGCGCCGGCGTGAGCTCCCAGCCGGGGGAGAGCACCGCGCCCTTCTTCAGCGCCATCGCCCCCTTGACGGCGTCGTCCCGGCGGATCTTGTCGTACCAGCGCATCCCCCGCCGGGTGATCAGCTCGTCCGGGTTCCACCGGGTCGGCATCCACCGCCCGAGGAAGCCCGAGTCGTTCCCGGAGATCTCCCCCCGCTGGGGCACGACCTCCAGCGTCTTGGCCCGGTCGTTCCGGCCCGCCAGGGCTCGCATGAAGTCGGCGCCGATCATGCGGCCCCCGCCGGCGACGGGCGCACGTCGATCTGGTGGGCGGCACAGATGAGCGTGTCGCCGAGGAGCCTCCATCCCGGGGGCGGGCAAGGGCGGAGAACCTGGCTGAAGAGGTCCACGCGGTAGGTGGCCTCCTGGATCGCTTCACAGTAATCACAACGGTACCGAAGGGTCTGCTCAATCATGCCTCACCCGTGCGGCCCGTGGTGCGCCGCGCGCGCCCCGACCCCCGCCGGCGCGTAGCCCCTCGGGATCCTGGCCCGCAGCGACCAGGCCAGGGCGCCGGCCACCACCGAGTCCGGCGGGTGGCCGCTCCCGTACAGGTCCTTGTTCGCGCAGTAGCGGTGCTCCTTGTACGGGAAGGCGATCCGCGGGGCGCGCAGGGCCTTCTTCTCCACGGCCGCCACGTACTCCGTGAAGAGGTCCTGCCGGCCCCGCCCCACCATGATCACGTGCTCGGCCAGGATCTCCTTCTCCCGGAGGAGGTCCGCCACCACGTTCCCCCCGCCCGTGGCGTCGTGCGCCACCAGCCCCGGGAACCGCTGCGCCCGCACCCCCAGGCGGCTGACCATGTAGGGCCAGGCCAGCCGCTGCATCCGCTCCCAGGCCACCAGCCGCCAGGGCTCGACGTCCGCCCGGAAGGTGGCGATCACGGTCCAGTGCTGCTCCTTCGCCCAGTCCGCCCCGGTGGCGTAGAGGGCCAGGGGATCCGGGGGCTCGAACTCGCAGTACTCCCCGTCCCCCCCGTCCCGCTCCCCCAGCGCCGGGTCGAAGTAGGCCTCCACCAGCTCCGTCAGGAAGGCGCGCCCCTCGGCCGTGGGCTCCTGGAGCTCGTACTCCGTCTCCCACATGCCGGCCGGCACGTCCCGCCGGACGCGCTCGACCTCCACCATCGACAGGTACCCGTGGGGCTCGACGGTTTCGCGCCAGCACCACTCGTAGAGGGGCCACCCCTTCTGGGCCACGCGTTTGAGGACCTCGGTCATGGCCCGGTCCGGGTACTGGTGGGTGGAGCTCAGGACGGTCTGGGCGGGGACCCCGGGCGTGCCCATCGGCTGCCCCAGGGCGGCGTCCAGGATCCGCAGGTCCATCTCGTCCACCTCGTCCATCCGCAGCCGCTGGGGGTGGGGGCCCCGGGCGGACTTGGTGGACGCCATCAGGGCGGTCGTGCTCCCGCCGTTCCGCAGCCGGGTCTGCTGGGTGGTCGGCTCCGTGAGCAGCATGTCCACGGGGGCCCCGGGCCACTCCCAGCGCTTCCCGTTCTCCTCGAGGACGCGCTTGCTCTGGACGCCCGAGCCCCCCAGCACGGTCACCGCCGCCCCCAGGCCGATGTTCTCCGTCAGGGCCAGGGCCCCGAGCAGCGTCGTCTTGCCCCCGAAGCCCCGGGAGGCCTTCCAGACCCCCGTGGAGGTCCGGGCGAAGTAGGCGTCGCTGAAGGCCTCGAAGGGCGCCCGGTGGCCTGGACAGACCCGCTTGCGGGGGATCCGCAGGCCCAGGAGGGTGTAGACGTATTCCCAGAGCTCATCAGGGTCCTGGGGCGGCCGGGCGATCATGTAGGTCATGCGTCGCCCTGCCCTGGGATCGCTGGGAGACGGTCACACGGCCCCCGCACGTTGGCACGCCCCCGCACGCTCGGAGCGACGCTGGAGGCTCGCACGCCCCGGCACGTTGGCACGCCCCGGCACGTTTGCACGCCCCGGCACGCTCGGAGCGACGCGAGCACCCTGGAGCGAGCCGTCATCCCCCGCCCCCGTCCCCTGGGGCCTTGCCGGCGCCGTCCCCCCCGTGCCCGTCCCCGCCGGCGGCCGCGAGCGCCGCCTCGCGCGCCTTTTGCAGGCCGGCCATGTACTTGTCCTTCGGCCCGTCCACCACCACGATCGTCCCGGCGTGCCTATGGGGGATCGGCCCGCCCCCGGGCCCGGCGTGCTCGACCCGGTAGCGGTACTTCTCGGGCCGGTGGGCGTTGAGCTGCGCCTGGAGCAACATGTCTGAATACCGCCGGACGACCACCTGCCGCCGCTCTCCGGTGACCGAGTCCGTCTCGTAGCAGAAGGCCCCCTGGTAGACGACTGGCTCCTCAACCCCGACGATCGCGCGGCGCCGGGCCTCCTGCTCGAGGAGGTCGGTCGCGTCCTCCTGGGCGTCCTTGAAGGCCAGGACATAGGCCGGGTCGGCCTCGATCCAGCGGTAGTGGGTCATCCGATCCACGCCGGCCACCCGGCACGCCGCGGCGATGGTCGCTACCCTGCGGTAAGCATCGAGGAACGCCCCTTTTTTTATCCGTGTCGCGGCCTGCCGCGGCTGCTCCCCCTTGGCCTTGCGCTTCCGCCGAGCCACGTCAGCCTTCCAGGGCCGGCTTCAGCCCCATGCCTGCGTTCCGCATCGCCCGGGCCCCGAGCTCCGCGGGTTTCTGCGTGGGGTGGTAAACCGGGCGATCCCGCCCGACGCGCCAGACCGTGCTGGCTTCGGTCGTCGTATGGAGATAGACGGGCTTGTCGCCCTCGAGCCGGAGCTCCCGGAGCTTCGGCCCCTTGGGCACCTTGGCCGTGATGAAGAGGGCCGAGCCCTTCCCGTCCCAGACCACGAGCCCGCGGCCGACCAGGACGCTCTGCCCGCCTTCGGCGGGCGGGGCGATCCACCAGGTCGTGTCCTGGGCCTCCTGGCCGTAGAACCGCGGCCGCTTCCCCGCCCGCGCACAGTAGAAGCAGGGCTCGTGGGCCCAGCGGTAGTCGGAGGTGCCGGCGAGGGGGAGCTCCGGCTTGACCCAGATCAGGTACTGGAGCTCGCGGACTTCGGCGGCCTTCAGCGCGTAGGAGTACTCGTCCCGGGTGGCGGAGGCGTGCCAGACGTACCAGGCGGCCTTCGGGTCCGCGTGGGCCGCCATGTTCGTGAAGGCCCGGGTGAGGAAGGCGACGAAGGCGTCGCCCTTGAGGTCGTCGTTCGGCATCGGCCGGTGGTACCCGGAGGCCGAATAGTAGTCGACCCCGTAGGGGGGATCGGTGAAGACCATGGCGGCCTTGCGGCCGTCCAGCAGCCGCGGCCAGGCTTTGGGGTCCGTGGAGTCGGCGCACAGGAGCCGATGGTCCCCCGCCCGCCAGAGCTGGCCCCGCGCCGTTTTCCACTTCTTCTGGAATTCGGCGGCGCGGTCCAGGTGGGCCCCCGGGTCCGGCTGCGGGGGCTTGTTCTCGAGCCCGGTCAGCCGACGGAGGACGTCGTCCAGGTCCTTCGCCGCGAACCCGGTCCCGGCCAGGTTCCCCGCCTGGTACAGTTCGTCCAGGAGGGGCACCAAGTCGGCATCC